GGGGGAAGGCGGCGCTCGGCAAGTTGTACCGCATCCAGAAGATGATGGCGAACTACGAGCATTTGAAGGCGATTATCGAGGCGGTTGGCATCCCTTACGTCATGGTGCATCCTATGTCGTGGCAGACGAAACTTAATCTCCGGGTTAAGGGAGAGAAGGTCGAGAAGAGGGATCGCAAAAAGCGTTACCAGATGCGAGCCGCCGCTTTATATCCGGAAGTCAAGGCGACGCTCTGGAGTTCCGACGCTTTGCTGATCATGCACTTCGGACGGTGGGCTTTGGTCAACGAGCCGAAATGGGTTAAGGCCAATTTGCCAGAACGTGAATACGAAAAATTGTTTTGATATGTTTTATTCTTGCATTGAACGCCACGTTGACGGTTCGTTTTGGTATCATGGCGACACGTTCCAAACTCGGGAACAGGCAGAAACGTTTATGGCCGAATGGCTACCGTGGGACCCGGACCGGGAAAAACGTATAATTGAACACGAAAAACCATTGCCGAACGTACTGTGTTGTACATTTGATTTTCATACGTTCGAATTTGGCGGAATAACAGTTTGCACGATATAAGTTGAATTTATCTAATATGGGACGAGTTATTATATCGCTTAATATTCAAGACGAGAGAAAAAAGGTTCAGCAATTAAATCTCTTTTAATATGATACGCAAAATTTTCAAAGTTGGCGAGTGCCCGTTTAGGTCTGGTATTGAGGTCGGATCGACCGGGTGCAGAACTTGTGCGGATTATAAGGGCGAGCCGGCATATTGCTCGTTTGTCATTTGCTCGCATGAAGGGGAAATAGAACAAAAAGCGGCCAAAATAGCACGGAAAGCCCCGGAAATAGAACAACAAAAGAGGAAAAGAGGACGACCGCCAGGAAAGGCCAAAAATAAGCCCGTAAACGGCAAAACAAAATCGAAATGATAAATTACTCATGGGAGAAAAGAAACGTCGAAATACGGGAAATTCTGGAAAAATAACCGAGTGCGTCCATTTGCGCCACGGTGTATGCCGTTACAGGCTGGAAGGGTGCGAGAGGTGCGCTTTAAGGAAAACGAAAGAAGATATTTTGAGATATGGCACAGGACGAAATTAAATTGCCGGAGGTGTCCAGTATTGAGGGGATGACCGCCGAGGACGTGAAGCAATATATTATTTATATATCCACGATGCGGCACAATCAAAACCGCTGGTTCCGGCTGCGTAACTTTGACGCACTGCATATAGCGCAGGAAATGGAGCTGAAACTTGACGAGTTCAACGGGGCGATGCTTGACCCGCAGCCGAAATTATTTTAATCATGGAAAAGGAAGAAAGAACCGTTTGCGTTTTGGCCGTTGAAAAATTCGGCCCGGAATCGCAAATCAATATGGCGCTTGAAGAATGTGCCGAATTAATTGACGCTTTATGTAAATTTCGTCGGGAACGTGTCGGGACTTTGGACGTTATAACGGAAATTGCCGACGTGCAGATAATGTGCGAGCAGCTTGCATATATGTTCGGCGAACAAACCGTGGAAGATGAACGGAAACGCAAAATTGAACGGTTGTCGAAAAGATTGACGAAATATGAAGGGGGAAACGGAAAATAAAGTCAAGGCGAGAATCCGGAAGCCAGCCGACGGGGGCATGGCGTATATTGAAATCCAGAGGGCAAAGTTTAAGCATTGGCACGTTATAGGCTTTCATTTCGAGAGCGATCAGGCGTTCAAGCGTGCCTTGGCGGATGGGTCGCTTGTCTGGTTGCCGAAGATTATAGAGCCGCCAACACTTTTTTCGAAAAATTATTAACTTTTTTTTGGATATTTAAAAATTATACTTACCTTTGTAATCGAAAGGCAGGGAGGCCAGCCCCACCGAAACCGGGCGATAAGGACTGCAAGTGAAGGGGAGCAAAAAGAGAGTCCGCCGCAACTGTTTTTCAAAAACCGACCCGGCGGGTTCCGGGGAATGAAAAAGTTAAGACAATGGACACAATTGAAACGGCCAAAAGAACTAACACGAAGTATTTCATTGAATATATTTGCAATGATCTTTCAAATACTTATTTTCAGCTCGTTCGCACGAAAGATGCTGCGATATTAGCCGCCTATAATGATTTAACAACTTTATATGCGGAATGTTTTGTCCGGGGAATCCACAACGAAGATGTAACACTTTGGTAAAAATGGAGGGAACGAAATGAGAAGTTTATATTTTATCGTAGATATAGCGTCCGGCGTGATTCTTACGCAGGCTTACCAGACGAAGCAAGGATTGCTTAATGACTACAACGTTGATCCCGGCGAGGAAATTGTCGAGCTTAATTTTGAGGATATGTTGACGGAGGAGCAAGTAGAAAGTTTCGAAACTCTTTGGGAGGATAGGGTAAAAAGATAATTAAAACATTCTTTAAATAGCGATACGATATGTATATCAAGAAATTACAACTTTACAACTTTCAAGTTATCGAAAGTTTTGACGCCGAGTTTGACGGCAACGTTTATTTTGTTACTGGCGATAACGAGCTGGGAAAGTCCACGCTTTTGAAAGCGATCGGGGCGTTGCTTACAGGCCAGAGGGACGATGTCTTGAGGAACGGAGCGTCCAAGGGATTCGCCAAGATGGTAGTAGGTGACGACGGCGAGGAATACGACGTCAGTCTTTCATTTTCGGAGGCGAACCCACGGGGGACGCTGACGATCAAGCAGAAATCGACCGGGATGCAGACCAACAACGTGTCAATGCTGCAAAGGGTTTTCGGTTATCAAGACTTCGACGCGGTGGAGTTTTCCAGATGGTCGGAGACGGCAGAGGGAAGGCGCAAGCAGATAGCGGTCGTTAAGTCTTTGCTTCCGGAAAATGTCAGAGAGAGAATCGAAGCTATTGATGCGGAGGTAGCAGAACTGAAAGCGGAACGTACGGGGGTCAATCGTGACGTGAAGATTTACGCCGGATTTGTCAAGACAATAGAGAACCAGCTACGTCCGGGCGATGTAGATAAATACACGGCCCCGGTTGACGTTAGCGGTTTGATGGAGCGGCAAAGCAAGAATATCAAGCTAATCGAGAAGGCCAAGACGGTTCGCTCCATGATGGCGCAAAGGAAAGAGCAATTAGCCGCCATTCCGGGACGTGAGAAAACTATCCGGGAAGAGACGGAGAGGGCGAAAGCCAATCTCGCATCGGAGGTAGAGACCGCCCGCAAAGCCTATGAGGCGGCGAAGAAATATGCCGAGGAACAAACGGCAGACCTCGACAAGGAAATGGCCGAGGACTTGGCGAAATTACAGGTCGAGAAAGCCGATTACGAGGACAGGATTAAGAACGCCACCGGATGGCTGGAACAATATGAGGCGAGCGGGGTCGAGAAAGCGGATATTTCGGGACTTTTGGCCGAGGCCGAGGAACATAACAAGCGCCACGCTTTAGTGCGGGAATACGGCGAGAAAATGGCCGAATATCAGAAGATAGCCGCCAAGTCTGCCGAAATGGATAGCCGTATCGAGAATCTGGCTTTCGAGAAGGCGGATTGCATCCGAAAGTCGAAATTGCCTGTTGAGGGTTTGACGTTCACGGATGACGGTCTGGAGTTGAATGGCATCCCGTTTGTCCCCGGCAAAGTCAGTGATTCGCAGACTATGGAGATAGCGGCGAAATTGGTTATAGCGTCCAATCCGACCGTCAAGGTGTTCCGTATAGCCAGAGGGGAATCGCTCGGGGCGAAGCGTCTGCAAACGATTGTTGATATTGCCCGTAAGAACGGCTTCCAAGGCTTTATCGAGCAAGTCCAGAGGGGACAGGAAGAAATGCGTGTCGAGGAATACACGGAGGCGTAATGCGTGATTTGTTACATAAATTGATAGCGGCTAACCGGGCGAATAATATAGCCCGGAAAGCCGCCAATAAGTATGACGAGGTCGTAGGGGCTTGCGCCAAGGTGTCAGAGGCTCATCGGGGGCTGTCTTTCAATGTCCACAAGATCACGCCTTTTAATTGGCCGAGGGTCGAGCAGATTGACAAGCCGAAAGTCGTGGTATTGTCCGAGGGAGTTAATTTCGTTACGATCAAGGACGGGAAAATTTACAAATTGGACGTGTCATGAAAAAAGAGACGCTAAAGAAGATAAGCAAATGTAAGGCGTTGCAGGGAATGACGGTTGAGGGCGTTATTAAGTCTGACCGTTTCCGTGAGAATCTGGCCGCTTATCTGACCGCACAAAGAGAGGATCGGAAGGCGATTCAATCCAGCTATAAGGCCATGCGAAAAGCCGGGGGTGCGAAGGGTTACAAGTTGCCAGCGCACGTTATCGACAAGTTTATGGATTGCTCGGTCGAGGAGTTTGCGAGTGAATATCTTAAAGTTTTGTCGAAGATGTCTCCACGCCCAATGAGGGAACGGCAATATATTGGCCAGCTCGGTCAACAGGCGTATAATTTGACGATAGCGCAAATTGTGGTTGATGAGTTCCCGGAGGTCGCCGAGGAATTGATCCCGAAAGCAAAGTCGAATTAGCTATGGACAAAATCAGCGAATCCGGGGTTATCACGGTAAGCGGCCAGCTGCGTATGCCGATGGACAGGTTAAATGCTTTTTTCGCCAAGCATAAAGGCGAGAGGGTGGTTGTCAAGTTCGAGGCGGCGGTTCCCGGCTCGTCAGCGGCGCAATTAGCGTATTATTATAACTATATCATTCCGACAGTCCAGATGGCGTTATACGAGACGGGAGAGCGCAAGACGGAAAAGCAGGTCGATTTGTGGCTGCGTCAAAAGTGCGGAAGTTGTTATAACGATTATGGTGGATTGCTGGAAGCCCGGCAGATGTCGAAGAATGATTTTTCGGATTTTCTTGAATGGCTGAAACAGTTTGCGGCGGAAAATCTCTACGTTTATATCGAAGACCCAAAAACAATTTAATATGCGAAAAATTAATCCAAATGATTTTGCAGGCTACGTTATAGCCGGGAATGGCTGGCGGTATCATATTGACGATTTTAAGAGAGCCGTACATGAGTTCTCGGAACTGACGACCCACGCCACGTTATACGGCATTAAGCCGACAGGGGAAGAAGCTATAATCGATGCGAAATGACAACGGAAGATATTTTGTTTTTTGACACGGAGACGACCGGGATTCCGGACAAGTCCGCGAAGTGGGATGCGGATTATATGGATTATCCGCACGTCGTTCAGATCGCTTGGATTTACAAAGGCGAGAAGTTTAATTATATCATTCGCCCGGAGGGGTGGGAGATTCCAGAGGATGTGACCGCCGTGCATGGGATAACGACCGAATATGCTTTGGAGCATGGAGCGCCATTTGCCGCCGTTATTGATAAGTTTATATCGGATTGTCGGGAAGCCGGATTGATCTGCGGGCATAATATACACTTTGACACAAGTATCGTAAAAGCTAATATTTTACGGGAACTTGGTCGGGCGTATTATGATGCGGAGAACGTAGAAGACGCTTTGTTCAAGGGCAAACGTATTGACACGATGCGCTCGTCGATGAAGTGGGTCGATGCCCGCAACAGTTGGGGAAAACTAAAGTTTCCGAATCTTGGCGAATTGTATTCCCGTTGTTTCCCAGGCGAGACATTTCCGGCGCATGACGCTATGGAAGATACGCTGGCGGTCGCACGTTGTCTGCCTGTCTTGGTCGAAAAGGGGCTGGTAGAGTTGAAGGTCAAGGAATATGCGGAGGCCGGAAAGGTCACGTCCGACAATATCCTCGAAGCCGCTCAAAAGATGTCGGAATTTGTGCAGGGAGTGGGAGCGCCCATGGAAATGGCCAAAAACTCCCCTATTTCGGCAAATAATTCCGAGGATGATAAATTACCTATCCAGACGGAGAAATGCCCGGAGACGGGAAATTTGGGAAAAATAAGCGACACGGTTGACGTGTTGCTGGATCAAAATAATTTTTAACAATGGAAGTAAGAATTAAAGAACTTGAGAATCGCGCCATTGAAGCGGTTTCGAGATTGCGCAATGAATTGGGCGCAGTATGTATTGGTGTGTCAATACGTGTTGACAATTACGAAAAGAGTTGCAAAACCAACGTAACATTTTTTACATCAAAGCCGGAGGATGCGTCAGCCGTTCCCGGAGGCGTCGACGGTTGTAAAGGCGATTAAAACCCCGATATTATGCCAAAAACGATTACATTTCACAACACGCCGGGGTTTTATCTGGAATACACGAAAAACTGGCTGGCGCACCAGCGCAAAGAGAAGGCGAACCCCGCCGAGGTGGCGATAGTTGAGGACTTGTGCCAACTCGTCGAAATCGCAGTTAGTGTCCTGCAACCGCAGCCGACGGAATCGGCTAAAAGTGATAAAAAGATTTAAAGCATGGAAGGCAATTTGCAAGCGATCCCGTCCGAGAAGGATTTTAATCTTTCGAAGGTAAAGTTGTTGCCGACGGGAGGCATCAAGGTTAATTATCAGATCACGCAAGTTATCGAGGGCGAGGCTTCGGTCATAGATAGGGACGAGACCTGTGACCGAGATGTGCATCCCGATTTGCTGGGATTGTTCGAGGACTTGCGAAGCATTGTCGCGAGGGTGTTTAACGTTACGGCCTTCCTGTCGTTTCTGGAGTCGCCGGAAATGAAGTTGCCGGACGGGAAAAAGGCTTTGGCCAGAGAGTTCGCCGATGGGCTGCTTGAGAAAATTGACGTGCGTGGCGTGTCGTGGTCTGGTTCTGACGAGAATGTTGGGGTCGTGATCACGGCGGTTATGGAAACACCTAACGGGTTGAAGTCCGTAATCAACACGCCAAGGATCAAGCTCACACAAATCTCCTTCGGGTTCGAGGAGGAACTTGAGGCGATAACGGCAGCTATCAAGGGGGAGATATACGCCTACTTGTTCCGTGGGAAACAGGCGCAATTATCCCTGTTTGGCGAGACGGTGGAGCCGGAAAATGAGTTGGACGGCCAAGAGTAACGAGCGATGAATCCTGTTGCGATTGACACACGGGCGGAGTATGACTATTGCGTGGCGAGGGGTTACGAGCCTTTGATTGACCGCCGTTTCAAGATGGATATTCGGCTTCGTGTGTCAGTCCAGCGGGAATTGTTCGGGGACGGCCATTCCCCGGAGGATAACGAGAAATTTTACCGTTGGTGCTGGGAACATAAACCGCACATTTGCGAAGAATGTATGCGGCCTTTGCGGGAATATTCTGCAACATATGTCTCTCATATAATGACACGCGGGGCGCACCCGGAAACCGCACATGATTGCCGGAACGTTAACATTCTGTGTTTTTCGCACCATTCCGTTTGGGAGAATGGCGACCGGGCTAACATGAGGATTTATCGTTCGAATATGCTATTAATCGATCAATTAAAAAGCGAATATGGTTCCGAAAAAATTTGAGGGTGCGAATGTTATTTACGGGGCGAACCAGCCCGAATATATCCCGCTTCCAGCCGAGAAGAGAGGGAAGGAGCGCACGGGCGAGGTGTTGACTTGTTGGAGGCTTACGGACGAGGAAAAGGCTTTGGTACAAATGACCGGAGAGATATGGCTTTCGATGCTGACATTCGGCCAGCCTTTGCAGCCTGTTTTGTTGTCGGCCATGAAGCCGGAAATTTATGATCCAGAATGAAAGTTTTAGAATTATTTAGCGGTACGGAGTGCATAAGTAAGGCTTTCAGAAAGAGAGGGCACGACTGTTATACCGTTGATTGGGATAAAAGATTCCCGTCGAATTTACATATCGATATAATGGATTTGACGTCCGAAAAAATTCTGAATGATTTCGGAAGGCCGGACGTTATCTGGGCTGGTTTTGATTGCACCACGTTTTCGGTCGCCGCAATAGGTAAACATAGGCGAAAGAATCCTGTCACGGGAGTTTTGGAGCCGAAAACGGAAAAGGCGAAGCAAGCCGATAATCTCAATCGCCATTCGTTGCGAATAATACAACAATTAGCACCGCATTTTTTCTTTATCGAAAATCCGATGGGGGGGCTGCGGAAAATGGATTATATGCGAGGAATACCACGGTATTTAATAACATATTGCCAATATGGATTCCCGTATCGCAAGGCGACGGATATTTGGACAAATCACCCATGCCCGGATTTTTTGCCGCCGTGTAAGAACGGGGACTCGTGCCATGAACGAGCGCCGAGGGGATCGAGGACGGGGTTACAGGGGATAAACGGGAAGGAATTAAGGTCGATTTATCCGGCCAAATTATGCGAGCATATAGTCGAGATATGCGAAAGGGATTTTGATTTAGAGGCCAAGTCGGTAATATGGCATATATGAAAGATTATACGGAGACCATTAGGCGCTCGGTAAAGAGGGATTTCGCCAAGGCAAATTATAAGAGGCTCGGACAGTCCCCGAAAACCCCACGCCCGAAACATATCCGAAGGGTCGTCGGCATGACTGACACGAGCGGTTACGCCAAGTTCAGACGGCTCGTTGTCGGGAAGCTGGTTCGGATTCTGGGGAGGTGGGACGGTGGAGGCTGGTTCGTCCAATTCGTCAGAGACGAGGATCGCAGGGCTTTGAACCGAGCCGCCGGATGGTCAAACGATAAGTCGGTTTATTTGTTAGATGGTGTAAAATTAGATTAAAAAACAAAAAAATGAATAAGTGCATACTTAAAGGGAACGTTGGGCAAGACCCAAGAATCACGACGTTCAAGGATGGCGGCAAGGTGGCGCAATTCACGTTGGCCACGACCGAGAGAGGATTCAAGACCAAAGACGGAAGGGATATTCCAGAGCAGACGGAATGGCATAACATCGTCGTCAAACGCACGAGGCTTGCCGGGGTCTGCGAACAGTATGTCAAGAAGGGTACGCCGCTTTTGGTAGAGGGCAAAATCCAGACGAGAAGCTATCAAGACAATGCCGGACAAACCCGCTACGTCACGGAGATAATCGTCGAGGAAATGGAATTGCTCGGAGGTCAAAAGAGGGAGCAAGCGCCAGCCCCGACGCCGGATTACACGCCCGCCGGAGATTATGAGCCGATGTCTGACGATATGCCGGTATAGTTGAATTTGGTACGTGGCGGAATAGGTAGACGCTATTACGGACGTAGGCTGGATGTGGTAAAAGTTAGGCGTGGCAGGAAATGGCCACGGGAGGAACCGGGCGAAAAGGAGACCCGGACGTAGGTGAACGAAGCAATCATTTCTGCGGATACCAAAACCTGCACTAACGGACAGTTAGCAACCTGTCGATTAAGAATGCTCGATACGCAGTCCCAAGTCAGCCATGCTCGGTGCAAATCCGGGCCGTACCGCAATATTAATTAAAAATTATGCAGATAGATAAAAGAGATTATAACCCGGACGAGCATGAGATCGTAAAGGCGCTGACGGTCAAGCAGCCGTTTGCGGATTTGCTGACGGTGGCCGTCCGGGTTGATGATTGGGGCATATACCATGCCGCCAAGGAGATCGAAGTCCGAAGCCGCAAAACCAATTACCGGGGCGATATTCTCATTTGCTCGTCTGCCGAGCCGGAGATACCGGGAAGGATGAGCGGCGTTACCTGTGGCTTTGTTGAATTGTACGACGTTAAGCTTGTCGAGGAATTTACGCCGGAGGATTGGGCGGCAACCTGCATCCCGGAAGCGTCCAGACCGAAGACGGGTTACGGGTGGCTTGTTAGGCATCCCCGCCGGGTCGTGGAAATGCCGATAAAAGGCCAGCTCGGCGTGTATAATCTGATAGTCCCGAAGGGCGATATAACTGTCTATCCGCAGGAAATGGCGCTTGGCTCGGATGGGTGGGAAATGATAAAAAAACGGATAAAATGAAGATATTAATTTTGAGAATGGCAGCAAGGCTCGGAATCTGGATGCCGTGTTATAAGGTTATGCCGGACAAGATTGGCTTCGGGCGTGTGCTGGTAAATGTGCGATTCTTGACGGAGGCGGGCGAAATTAGGAATGAGACGAAAATCGCCGAGCATCTGGGGCAGGAATGGATATTCGAGGAAGTCGGGCTAAAAGAGTGGTATCGTGAGCAGGCGGTATTAATTACTCATTGGCGCAGGCTTCCATTAAAGGGACGGGCATGAGCAGACGGGATGATCTTACGGGGATGAGGTTCGGGAGGCTTCTTGTCTTGGGTTTTGAGGGACGGACATCTTCGGGCAACGCCATTTGGAAAGTGCGCTGCGATTGTGGTGTGGAGTTCGCCGCACGAGGCACAAATCTAAAGAGCGGGAACACGAGGTCGTGTGGATGTCTTCGCAAGCGAAAGTCTTAAAAAATGCCTTGCTGGTATAAATGGCATAATCGCCGGGCGGTATCCGTAGCAAGCGGGCCGCGCTGGAGATCCTGGTTCGAATCCGGGGCAAGGCTCGAAAAAACAATTTAATTCGTTATATTTGCGGAAAACCGAGAAGATATGGCAAATAAGAGCGAAGGCACGGAAGTGGTTGAGAAGGTCGTGATGCGACCTTTGTCAAGTCTGGTACGCAACCCGAAGAATCCGAGAAAATCTGACCCGCAGGGGCTGAAAGACCTTTGCGAGAGCATAAGGCGCAATCCGGCATATTTCAACGCCCGTCCGATCCTGTTGAGTGACAGGACGGGCGAGCTGGTTATAATAGCGGGGGAGCGCAGGAGCGAGGCCGCAGCCATTCTGGAAATGACGCTCGTCCCGACGATTTTGATGCACGGCTTGACCGAGGAACAGGAGGACGAGATTATGGTGCGGGATAACACGCACGCCGGAGTGTGGGATTCGGCCAAACTCTCGGAATTGTCGCAACAATGGCAGGGGAAAATCCCGATTTGGGGAGCGCCGAAAGAGTGGAACAAAGTCGAGGCAGAAAAATATACTCGGAAGATTATCTCGCCCGTTTATGAGCTGAAGGGAGAGAAGCCGGACGTAAGCGAATTGTTTGATACCCGCAAATATGATGAGTTGGTCGGGGATATTAACAAGGCCAAAATCAAAGACACGGAAATACGGGAGTTCCTTTTGTTGGCGGCTACCAGACACGTCGTTTTTAACTATGAGAAAATAGCCGAATTTTACGCCCACGCCTCGGCAAAAATACAAAGATTATTCGAGGCTTCCGCTCTTGTTATAATAGACTTCGACGATGCGATAGGGGGGGGGTATGTGAAACTTTGCGAATCCTTGATCGATCAATATAAAGCCGAGCAAAATGATTGAGGATTTCGTCGTATTCATATTGACGCACGGAAGGGCTGACAACGTGCGTACATACGAGACCCTTAAACGTCAAAACTATCATGGCCCGGTAGTCTTTGTCATTGATGATGAGGACGAGCAAATGACGAGATATTTCGGGAATTTTGGCGAGGAAAACGTGGAGGTTTTCTCGAAGACCGAGGTGGCGAAGAAATTTGACCGGGGAGATAATTTCGACAAAAGGGGTGCAATCATATACGCCCGTAATGCCTGTTTCGATATTGCCCGGAAGCGGGGCTTTCGTTACTTTATAGAGTTGGACGACGATTACACAAGTTTTTCGTATCGGTTTAACGAGAATCTTGATTTTGTGGAGACACGAATCGATAATGTCGAGGAGGTATGGCGGAAGATGCTGGATTACTTCAAGGCGACGCCACGTTTGTCCTCAATAGCGATGGCGCAAGGCGGTGACTTTATCGGAGGTGGCCGAGGTAGTTTTGGAAAACTGAAGCCAGCTCGGAAAGCGATGAATAGTTTTATTTGCGACACGGAAAGACAATTTAACTTCGTCGGGACGATTAATGAGGACGTGAACACGTATACGAGCAAGAGCCATGTCGGATTGCTTTTCTTGAGTATCCCACTCGTGTGTTTGCACCAAATCCAGACGCAAAAAAATGCCGGAGGAATGACGGATTTATATCTGGATTCGGGAACGTATGTCAAATCTTTTTATTCGGTCATGTATTGCCCGTCGGCGGTGAAGGTGGCCGTCATGGGAGGTGACGCGGAAAAAAGACTGCATCATAATATCTCGTGGAATAATTGCGCCCCGAAGATTTTAAGGGAAATTTATCGTAAAATTAAATAGCTATGCCAGCGGGAAGAAAACCGAAATATTCGCCCGAAAGGATCGCCCGGATATGCGAGGCGATAGAGCGGGGAGAGACGTTCGAGACCGCCGCCAAGATAGGCGGGATCTCGACTTGTATCTTTTACGAGTGGAAAAACACGAAAGCTGAATTTGCAGAGGCAGTTAAAAGGGCGAAGGAGGCTTTCGAGGATTGGCAGCTAAACGGGATTTTGGCTGACGCAAAGAAGTCGTTGAAAACTTTGATTTGCGGCCTTGAGTATGACGAGACAAAGACGGAGTACGAGAACGACAAGAACGGCAATCCGAGGATTCGCAAGCAGACGGTCGTGACGAAGCGGATAATGCCAAGCCCGACGGCTGTTATATTCGCTTTATGCAACCGTGATCCGGAGCATTGGCAGAACAGGGTCGCACAGGATATTACGGGCAAATTGGAGACGGAGACGAAGGGTTCCGGGGTGTCCCTTGCCAACGTTCCGGACGAGTTGCTGGCGAAGGTTATAGACGCAATAAACGGAAAATGATTTTGCACGAAATGTACGACACAAGCGTAACTGTTAGAATTAGGTCGAAAGAGGGGCGGGCTTTAGATGAGTTATATCGCCAGCATAAAATAGGATGGGCGTATTATAATAAAATTTACAACAAGCCGAAATATTGGGAGATTCACATTTATAGACGGTATGCGTGATGGATTTCCAGACGTTGCAGATAACGAGGGCTTTGGCCGAGAATCCGGCGCTATTCCTTCAAGAGGGGGCGCGCCGGAATCTGCTTTGGTTCACGCAGTATATGCGACCGCAGTTCCAAGCGACCCCGTTTCATGTGGCGTATTACAAGATTCTGGAAAGGTTCGCCCGTAAGCGCATAAAGAAATTGATTATACAGGCCCCGCCGCAACACGGGAAAAGCGAGGGGTCGAGCCGATGTCTCCCGGCCTATATGCTGGGACTTGACCCGGACACGAAAATAGCGATATGTTCGTATGCGGCTACTATCGCAAAAGACTTTAACCGTGATGTCCAGAGGATAATCGACAACGAGAGTTACCACGCCGTTTTCCCGGAGACGTGCTTGAACAATTCCAACGTAGTGACGGTGGCGAACAATTACCTTCGCAACTCGGACGTGTTCGAGATTGTCAACCATACAGGCTCGTTGCGTGTTGTGGGTCGTGGGGGCGCTCTGACATCGAAGACCGTGGACGTGATGATCCTTGACGACTTGTATAAGGATTCATCGGAAGCCAATAGCCCGGTTATAAGGGTGGGTGCGTGGGATTGGTACACGAAAGTCGCCCTGTCGAGGTTGCACAATGATTCGCAACAGTTGATAGTTTTTACGAGGTGGCATCCGGAGGATATTATCGGCAAGATAATCGAGAGCGAGCAAGTGATATTCGCCGAGCGATGGAGTGATCTCGACAACGTGCCGGACGGGGCTTGGGTGCTGGTTAATTTCGAGGCCATAAAGACCGGGGAGCCGACCGAGATAGACAACAGGCAGAAGGGCGAGGCGTTGTGGCCGCAGCGGCATTCTTTCGAGCGTCTGGAGGCGCAAAGGAAAATCGATCCCGTGGGCTTTCAATGCCTGTACCAAGGAGAGCCGGGGAGCGCCGAAGGACGGCTATACCAGCCGTTCAAGGTTTGGGTCGATAAGTCTGATTGGGGGACGTATGTGCGCAGCGGTTGTTACGTTGACGTTGCTGATGATGGCGACGACTATTTGTTCGCGGCGTCGTATGACATCTACCGGACGGATAACCAGATTTGGAACGAGAGCGCGAAGCGTTTCGAGCCTTTGGTCTTCGCTTTGATCACTGACGTTGAGTACACGGACGCTCCGGCTGACGTGACGACGGTGACCGTGCCGAGACTGATTAACGCCAACAATGTGCAAAAGGCATGGATTGAGTCGAACAATGGTGGAAGCCAATTCGAGAAGGTCGTGAAAAAGAAAGTCCGGGCGTTGACCGTCCCGTTTTTCCAGAACGGGAACAAGGAATCGAGAATAGTGACTAACGCACCGTTCGTGAACCAGCAAATAATAATGCCGTTTGGGTGGGAGGATCGGTACAAGAAATTCCACGACCATATAACGGGATTCTTGCGCAAGTTTGACGCGAACGATCATGACGACGACGCTGATGGTCTGACAGGGATTTACGAGAAGGAGATAGCCGGGGGCAACGTGAAGCCGTACAACGCAGCGAGCAGGGGGGTGCGTGTCCATTAAGGCCAAAATCCGGCCTTATGGCGGCATTTTCTTTTCTGGACAAGTAATTTATCATTTTTGAAAATAAAACGCCTTAAACGTGAAATTTGTGAAAAATAACTACATTTGCGATTGGAAGCGGCAAAGGGTCAGCCGTAGAAGTCAAATCTAATAAACTGTTTCGATTATGTCTTTAATTTGCCAATGTCCGGCCGCTGCCGCAATCGAGAACGTCCCTAACGTTACTTGCCCGGAGAATTTCGGCCAGATTCAGAAGGTCGCCTTCCAGAGATTGACGAAGGCCGACGGTTCAAAAAACTCTTTTTCCTCGACCGCGTCGATTTTACTCAAGGCTTCGTGGACGGCTTTGCTTTCGTCCGCTGACGGGTCAAAGGTGGTCGTAACCCCTTACATTAATGCCCCCGCGGATTCCGGAGGAGACGCCCGTATGTCTTCCGGCGGAAATGACGATCTCGGAGGTATCGCCGAGGTTCTGGGAGGCGAGCCGGTTCAGTTTACCGGCCAGCTCCGCGCCATTCCGCAGTCGGTGGCGAAAGCGCTGAAGTCACTTTCTTGCGAAGCGAATGTCGGTAATCTGGGCGTTTTCCTGTTCGACGAGAATGGCCGTATCGAGGCTATCAAGGGAGCAGCCGACGGCGAATACTATCCTATCCCTATCCGTTCGTTCTTCGTTGGGTCAAAGATTCACGGGAACTACGACGCGAAGGATAGCAACGTCATTCAGTGGTCGTACCCGGACAATTATTCCGACGACCTCGTGATCCTAACTCCCACGGATTTCAACCCGCTCACCGACCTGCAAAACGCCGAGTAAGGATGAACGCCAAGACAACGACGGTGACGTTGGTTGTCGGCAACGTTACCAGAGATTTCGAGCTGACGCACGCCGAGCGCCTGTTGAGGATGCCGAGGAACGGCGGCTGGAGATTACCGGAAAATTCTAAATTCGAGTTTGTGAATCATGCCTTACGACGTCGGTCAGATAAGAAAAGAGATAGCGGAAAATAAGAAGGCCGCGACGATTAGCCGTGCGAGACTGCACCAGATGCGTATCAAGTTTCACACGGTTAAGAGGGTCACGTCTTTCAACGCCCCGTACATCTCCGTCCCGCTGACGCAATTCTTGGCGATGGCCGAGAATATCTTGCCGCATGACAAATTCGTATTGTTCAAGGCATTGTTCCGTTATCCCGTTAAGACAAACGAGATAACGGGCATTTGCTTTGACAAGTTAAGCAGGATTTTCGACGGTCGTAATCCGGCGTTTAATTATCAGTTCGCCAACTCGGAGGATCGTGACGATTGGGAGGATTACCGCTTGACGAAACTCAACGAGCCGGAGGTCTGGTCGACTAAAGGCTGGGAATTTTTCAAGTCGGAGATAAATTCCGTACTGATTGTTGACGTGGCCAGAGAGCAACGGACGGAAAGGCCGGAGCCGTATTTCTATTGGCTTCCAATCGATGATGTCATAACGTACAAGGCCAATGCGACCACGGGCGTTATGGATTTTATCGTTTTCCGTCGCCGGGATGAGATTGTCGTCTTGGATGATGCCTCGTATCGGGTATGGCGTGACGAGAAAAGGACGGGAAGGATTGACGGCGCTCCGATTGTGGAGGCGGCGCACGACCTTGGGTATTGCCCCGCCCGTTTCTTCTGGAACGAGCCGTTGTCGCTGGATGAGCCGGACGTGAAGGCTTCGCCTTTGTCTGGGGAGCTCGAAAGCCTCGATTGGTTTGAGTTTTTCCACATCTCAAAAAGGCAGCTCGATTTAATGGGGGCGTATCCTATCCTGTCCGGCTATGAGCAAAGTTGCGATTTCTCCAATGCCGAGAATGGCGATTATTGTGACGGTGGTTTTTTGAGGGACAAACAAGGCCGTTATCGGCTGGATGCCGCCGGATTACTTCTCCGTTGCCCGAAGTGCGGTAACAAGAGGATAATCGGGGCGGGATCATTTGTCGAAGTTCCCGTGCCGAACGCCGAGGAGAACCAGCCGGACTTGCGTAATCCCGTCCAGATGTTGACCGTTGACCGCGGCTCGCTCGATTATAACGTCGAGGAAGAGAAGCGACTGCGTGATGACATCATAACCGCAGTGGTAGGACAGGACGAGATCGTGACGAATAGGGACGCTTACAACGAGCAGCAAGTGCAGGCGAACTTCGAGAGCGTTACGACGGTGCTTAATCGTGTCAAGAAAGGCTTCGAGGCCGCGCAACAATGGGTGGACGAGACTGTCTGCAAATTGAGATACGGACGCTATTTCCTGTCGGCTAAAGTCAATTACGGAACGGAGTTTTATCTTTATTCCGTGGATGAGTTAAGGCGCAGATACAAAGCGGCCAAGGAAGCGGGAGCGTCGGAGAGCGAGCTTGACATGATGCAGAATCAGATCATACAAACGGAATATCGTAACGATCCGATGCAGTTGCGGCGTATGCTGATCCTGTCCGAGCTGGAGCCGTTGCGCCATTTGTCGAGGGGCGAGGTCACGGATTTATATTCCCGTGGTCTTGTTTCCGATCTCGATTTGCGGATTAAATTAAATTTTCCGAGCTTTGTACGTCGTTTCGAGCGGGAGAACATGAATATACTTGACTTCGGTTCTGAAACGTCCTACGAACGGAAAATAGAGGCTATAACGGCCGAGCTGCGGAGATATGCCGCCGAGCAGATTCCCGCACCAGGCATTAACTAAAATTTTTGTTTTATGATTACCAAAGAAGGGCGAGACTTGCCAGTCGAAAAACTGACTCCCGAAAATTACATCGTTCCGAAGGGAGAGGAACGTTTTTATCATGTCGTTATCGAGGTCAGACAGTTTGACCCAAAGACCGGGAAACGTATATCACGTCCCCGTGTCCAGAAGTTCGGCAAGAAGATGTTCGAGGCGCACATTCAAGCGTCGCTTCGCAAACAGGGTTACGACATTGTCGTCTTGCATAACCCGAACGAATGGCTGAAAGAGAACCAAGCCAAGGCAGCGCAAGCAGCCAAGGAACAGGCGGAGGCGAAAGCCAAGGCCGAAAAGGAAAAATTCGACGCGGCGGTAGCCGCAGCGGTCGCGAAGGTGCTCGCTGAAAAAGAGACGTCGAAGAAAAAAGCGCCGAAAGGCGAGTAATTTGTCAACAAATCAAAGGGAAAGATTATGGCACTAACTACCGAAATTTTGAAAGCCAACGCCGCAACGGCTGGACTTTCGGACGAGCAGATCAAGGCGGTCGTCGAGATGTCAGTTAATGACGAGGCGACTGTTATCGGGCAGAAAACCGGGGAAATTTATGGGGGCTTGGACGCTGACATTTTGGCGGCATCCGGGATCGCCAAGAATGGAACGGAGAAAACCTACGACTACGCCAAAAGGGTTATCGGCGAGGTAAAGAGCAAGGCGGACGGGGCGCAGTCCCAAATAGCCGAACTCTCAAGGGAAAAGACAAGGCTCGAAAAGGCTCTCGCCGAGGGTGGCTCGGATGCGGAGACGAGGAAGGCGTTGAACAAGGCGAACGCCGATCTGGCGAACGTAACAAAGGAATACGCCGACTTGAAAACGAAGTACGACAACGCCGAGGTCGAACACCAGAAGGCGATCTTCGACATGAAGATTGACGGGGAGTTCTCGAAGGCTTCAGCGGGGATCAAGTTTAAGGCTGACTTGCCCGCTTCCGTCACTTCCGTTTTGCTCTCGCAGGCTATCGCCAAGGTCAAGGGGATGAATCCCGAATATATTGACGACGGTAATGGCGGGAAAGTTTTGGCTTTCAACGAGAACGGTACTACGATGCGTAACCCGGAAAATAACTTGCGGCCTTATACCGCATCCGAGCTGATTTCGAAAGAACTCAAGACAATGGGCGTTCTTGAGGAAGGACGGAAGCAGACAGGAGCAGGGTCGAAAGAGATTCTGGGCGGTGGTTCTGGAGCCGGGGGAGTTGACATTTCCGGCGCGAGGACGCAGGACGAGGCGCAGGAAATGATCGCCAAGGAACTAATGCGCCAAGGAAAGGTCAACGGCTCGAAGGAGTTCTCGGACGCTATGGCCGAGGCATGGAAAGCGAACAAAGAGATAATCAAGGCTTTGCCGCTTCGTTAAGATAATTATTTATTTAACCGGGTAAAGGGTCAATCCGGCAATCGTCAACAATTAAAAACAGTTTCGAATTATGTCACTTGTAGCAACACGTTTGCAGAATTGGAGGGTCGAGAATCCGGAGTTTGACCGTAATATGGCCCGCCCGCTGGAGTATGGCGCGCTCGATTTCTTCATCGAGCAGACCAACGCCTCGAACTCAATCATTAACCCGAACCTGCGTGACCGCGCTTTCGAGAGTATCGGAAATACGGTGCAGGTTCCCGTAATTAACTATGACGGCGACGTGACCGTGTCCAACGTCAGGTCTTGCGTTATCGCGGACGACGAGAACACTTCCGCGCTCTACACCGTGAACTGGGTCACTTTGGCTGTCGGCTTCACGATGGTTCCGCAGTTGTACCGCAACAACGAGATTTCCTACGAGCATGACTTCGCCCGTAAGATGGAGAAGATTTGCCGCGCTCTCGCAACCGAGATGGACAAGCTCGCTATCGCCGCACTTGAGGCGAACAAGACGCAGGTCTTGGCGGATGCCTTGTATTACACCGTTACCGCCAACTCCGTGCAGATTCCTTGGATCGCCCGCATGGAGTTCTTGTCGGACATGAACGCCATGATGAGGGCGAACGCCTATCCCGGTCTGATCCACGTTATCGGAGGCGCTGGCTTCGATAGCATGGTTCGCAAGATGGCCGAGCACGACATCTACAACGACGTTAACAAGCGTCTGGAGTACGACAACAAGGTGTTCCATTACACGAACAATATCGTCAACGAGAGCGGCATTTTCGCCACGGGTTACATCGTTGAGGATGGTAACGTCGGAGTTCTGACAAGGGTCGATCGTGAGGCTCTCGCCCGCACCCGCGCCAACTTCCACGAGTGGGACGTGGTTCGCCTTCCTTTCATCGACCTGCCTGTCGGTTCGCACTTCTACACCGCGGTCGGTGACCAGAGCGCTATCGCCGGGGATGCCTCCGCCGATATGGTTTGCAATGTCAAGGAGTATTACGGCTTCAGCGTTGACGTGGCCTTCCTTGTGGCCTACAATTCTAATCCCGAGACAGTCGCTAATCCGATTATCAAGGTCGAGGTCGCCACTCCGGGCACCGCTAATCCTTTCGCCGCCCCTGTCGAGGTCGTGAACGGTACGGACAATCCGGTTAACACGCTTGAGGTCACGCCTTAATTTCGGGCACATTCAAAAACATTATTTCGCGGGGACGGGTCGAATTAACCCCGTCCCCGTTTTCCATTTGTAAAGGATTTTGACACGTCCGGCAAACCTGTAAAGAAATACGAATTTTTATGATACGTTTACGAGATATTCAAACGGCCTTGCTGCCCGTTGTAGGCTGGGAGCAGGATTACAACCCCGAAAAGCATATCGATGAGGCGTTATGTCAGAGCGAGAGCGGGCTGACGTTTCAAGGGGCGCACCCGCTTTGTACGTTGGAGAATGTCCGGTCAATAATGCCGGACGATTACCTTTTCCGTTATCGCCAATGGGATGGACAAACGGCATACGTTACCGGGGACAAGGTTCGCAACGGGGCGAAAGTCTGGAAAGCCGTGTCGGACAATACGGGCTCGGAGCCGGTTGACGGCAGCGCCGATTGGGAGGTTTACGACATGGTTTCCGATTATGTCCGCCAGTTGACGTTGAACGGGATAAATATCGCAGTCCAGACGTTTATCCAAGACAAACAGTTGCAACAGGAGACACGCAACCTTATGGAGCGCAGGACGTTTTTTGACGGAGCTGCCAGATTGCAGGCCACGATCGAGCCGAGGGGAAAGATTGTCGGGTTCGAGATTGTCCCGGTTAGGTCTATGGGAGTGACCACGAAGATCGAGCGGATAGGCTTGCAGATGGTAGGAGGCACGGGAACGGTTAGGCTTTATTTGTTCCATTCCTCGCAGGTAGCCCCGATGAGGGTTATCGACTTAGAGTTCACGAACAGGAGCGGGGGCTTTCAGTGGTTCACGCCAGCCGAGCCGATTTATTTGCCTTATATCCCTGGAAGCGACGGGGAGGGCAACGATTCCGGCGGGGCTTGGTTCTTGTGCTATAACCAGAACGAATTGCCGGAGGGGATGCAAGCGTTAAACGTGTCGAAAGATTGGTCGGTCGAACCCTGTCAGACCTGCCTCGGAGGGTCGATTGAATCTTGGCGGCAAATGACGAAATATTTGCAGGTTTCCCCGTTCGGGATTCAAGCCCCTGCGGACTTCGCCGAATATCCGGAAATGTTCGATATTGGCTTGGTGGGCTACACGAACACGATGAATTACGGGCTGAATTGCGAGATTTCGGTCGGATGCGACTTGACTGACATCATAATCTCGCAGAGGCAGATTTTCGCCACGGTGATCCAGAAACAGGTAGCCGCGACGGTCTTGCGGACTATCGCCATGAATCCAGATGTTCGCGTCAATCGTAACCAAGTCAACGTGACAAGGGACGAACTATTGTACGAGCTGGACGGAGCGCCGACGGGGAGGGCTTCCGGGCTTGGGTATGAGCTTAAACAGGCGTATCGGGCTTTGTCCCTTGACACGAGGGGGCTTGACCGAATTTGCTTGACTTGCAACAACCACGGCGTGAAATATCGCACGGTTTAAAAAAACGGCTTCTGACGGGCTTTTTCCCAATCGGATGATAAATCCCTTATCTTTTTGGGAAAATGCCCGGAAAACGCCCAAAAACGGCCAAATACGGGAAATATGGGAATACTTGAGGACTTGAGATTGCGTGTGGGGGCAATAGAGACGGGGCTTCGTACCGGGGAAATGATCCGGGACGTGGTCGTGCGGCATCCCGACGATATTCTGGAGTTGCAAAGGCGGCAACTGTTCGAGGGCAAGGCTTCCAACGGGGAGGACATCCGCCCGTATTATTCCGAGGACTTGAAGCCTTCGGGGTATTTCCATTCGGTCGAATCGGCTGGACGATACGCAGCGTGGAAGCAGAGCGGCATTAACTATCCCTATTCGGCAAGACGTAACCCGGACGCTCCGAACCTGTATATTAACGGCAAATTCCATGACGAGATAGGGGTTCGGTTCGGGACGACTAACGTGGGGATAGTCCCGACAACGCCGTACGCGGCTGGGATCATGGCCAAATATGGGATAAATACCTTCGGCTTGATGATGTCGAATTGGCTGGCTATCTTTACGGAACGTAACGGTTATAACGAATTGATGTTAGTTATTAAAACGAGATTATATGTCTAATATTAACGCACCCGTCATCGCTGACGCTGTGATGCTGGACAAGGTTATCGGGGAGATACAACAGGCGCTCGTCGATAATATCCCTTGGATGGACGCAGCGTTCGGTCGATCGCAGAGATTGACGAAAAGGATAAACGGCAATAGCGTGATAACCCCGAACGTTTATTGCGGTGGCTGGAACGGCCACGGGGAGAATGATTATATCGAGGTTTCCCCGGATAGCAAGATAGGCAATTTCGCGTTTTTCGAGGTGGACGACCCGGAGACGATTGACGCGGGGCCGTGGGCGAGGGAGATAACCGCCCCGTTCGCGCTGATTGTCTGGTTCGACCTGCGGAGGGTCTTCGGTGTTGAGGACAATCGCAACACGGAATTGCTAAAGGCGCAAATCTTGAGACTATTGAGCGGACGGGACGGCTGGGTCTTGAGGGGTGGCCGTGTGACCATTAACCAAATTTATGAGAGAGCGGAAAACATCTATCGGGGGTACACTCTTTCGGAGGTCGATAATCAGTACCTTATGCACCCGTTCGGGGGATTCCGTTTCGAGGGCACGTTACAATTTTCGGAATTATGCTTGGAATAATGGAGTTCGTTTGTTGGGTGGCGGTCGTGGCCTTGGTCGCCGCCTTTGTTCTGGGGCTGGCCGTGAAGTGGGGCTGGCTCGAATGGTTGCAGGTTCACGCCCCGAATGATTTCTTTGCGAAGTTGCTGAATTGTAAATTTTGCTGCTCGTTCTGGGTCGGACTCATTATTTCGCTAACTTTGCTTGCGGTGACGGCGCATTGGTCTTTATTGGCCGTGCCGTTTTGTTCGACGATAATAACGAGGGAATTATGGTAAAAATGCAGATAGGAACGCACGAGGTCGAGGTCTATGATTCGATAGACGCTTTGCCTGTCGTGCGTTTCCACAAATACCAAAAGTCGTTGCTCGTGGATGCCGGGGTCGGCTCTGATATGGCGGCTTTCGACCAGAGGATAGAGCGGGCAAGACGTTTTTTGCTTGCCGGGGATAACGAGAAAGCGGCGCGGGAGTTGGAAAACTTGCGACAGGCCGTTTTTCTGATCCAGAATGAGGTCGATACAAGCCTTCTATCTTTCGCGGCTTTGGTGGCTTCCGTTGACGGGGTAGCGTGTGACGATTTGTCGGATGATGGTCTGCGAAAGGTCTGCGGTATGCTGGCAGACGCTCCGGCAGGGGAAGTGACCGCCTCGCTTGGGGTGGTCAAAAAAAAAATAGACGATGAATTGCAGCTATATTTTCCCGCCATATTCAACGATGCGAGCGTCAAGGAATATTACGACATTTTGAGACGGAGAGCGTTGGCGATCTTGGACGGGATCGTAAGAGGGGAAGACAGGCCGGGAGAGACGGCGGAGGTGGACAGGTTGACGACCGCGCTGATAACTTACTCGAAGCCGCAACTATTCTCCGGCTCGGAGGGAGTGGAAGTACAATTCGACAGACAGTTCGAGAACTTGTGCCTCGTTTTGTCGGAGCAAGTGCACGTCAGTCCGAAAAAATATACGGTTCTGGAGTTTTACAACGCTTTCGATTTTGTCAGAGAGAGGGCGAGAGAAGTCGAGAAAGGCAAAAAACGGGCAGTATAACGGACTTTTGTTTTTGAGATAAGGAATTTATCATTTTGAAAATAAAACGCTGAATACGGCGGTTTTTACAAAAAATAACTTACGAACATGGATAATCCGAACCCGATCTATTATCGTGACTTGATCACGCCGGACAATTCGATCACGACCCTTATATCGCAACTGGACGCTCTGATTGCCAAATATAATTCGGCAAAGAGCGAGATTCAAGGAGCGGCAGCGGAGGTGGCAAAGAGTATGCAGAATCTTTCCGGGGCTACCGACGCGCAACGTCAGTCGATAACCAGCCTCGCCACGGAGTCGGATAAGCTGGCCGCTCATTATGCGAAGTATAACAAAGAGGAGCGGGAGGCGTATCGTCAGAAGCAGTCGATAATACAGGCCACGAAGGAGCAGCAGCGAATCGACAAATTGTTGGTCGAGATTAACAACTCGGCGGAGGGGTCGTATAAAAGACTGTCGGCGCAATATAGGCTGAACAAAATCCGGCTGAATGAAATGACCGCCGAGCAGAGGCGCAGCACGGAGGCCGGGCGCAAACTTGAGACGGAGACGAGGCTGATGTACGAGGAAATGTCCCGCTTGCAGAAAGCGACGGGCAAGTACACGCTTGAGGTCGGCCATTATGAGAACGCCTTGCGGGCGTTGCCGGGGCCGATTGGTCAAGTGGTCTCCGGGTTCTCGAATATGCGGGGACAGTTGGGGGCGATAGCTGGTTCCGGATTGCCTTTGGGGACGAAAGCCTTGCAGGGGTTCACGACAATTCTTACGGGTACGGTCGGGATGCTGATGTTATTCGTCCGGCATCTTACGGGGTCGGCGAAGACCTTGAGAGAGTTCGAGCAGGCGAACGCAGATTTGTCCACAATCCTCGGCGTTAACCGGAAGGATATGCAGGGCTTGGTAGATTCGGCTTTGGCGCTGGGACGATCCACGGAATACACGGCGAGCCAAGTGACGCAGTTGCAGACGGAGCTGGCCAAACTTGGCTTCGGACAGGGGTCAATTATGGCGATGCAGAAGTCCGTCTTGCAGTTCGCCACGGCGGTAGGGGCTAATCTGGGAGAGGCCGCGAGCGTGGCCGGATCGACCTTGAGGGCGTTTAATCTGACGAGCGCCGACACGGAAGATGTCCTCGCAACTTTGGCGGTGGCGACAAATAACTCCGCATTGTCGTTTGCGAGAATCCAAGACAGTATCGGCACGGTGTTCCCGGTGGCCAACGCTTTCGGCTTGACTGTAAAAGACACGACCGCTTTATTGGGCGCTTTGGCGAATGCCGGATTCGACGCTTCCAGCGCTGCCACGGCCACGAGAAATATAATACTTAATCTTTCGGATGCGAGCGGCAAGTTAGCGCAACGGCTTGGGGGCAGCGTCCGAACATTTGATGAGATTTTCGAGGCTTTGATCAAGTTGCGGGATTCCGGGATCGACTTGAGCGAGGCGCTTGAATTGACGGACAAACGTAGCGTTGCCGCTTTCTCGGCCTTCCTGTCCGGGGCTGAATCCACGAGGGAATTACGGTCGAGCCTTGAGGACGTTTCAGGGGAGTTGGAGCGGATCGAGAAAGAGCGTTTGAACACGGTCGAAGGCTCGACAAAATTGCTTAAATCGGCGTGGGAAGGTCTTACGCTTGCCTTCCAAGAATCGCAAGGGACGATTAAAGACACGATTGATTGGCTGACGAAGTTAATCGGGGAGGTGCAAAGACTGTTATTCCCGACGCAGACAATTACGAGCGAGTGGGCGGACAAGTATCTTGCGGATTTCCAATATATCGCCAAGAATATTTCCACGGAGTCGGCGAAAGCGACTTTGGAAGGTGCGGGGGATCAAGCGCTCCGGGAATATTTGCAAGCGCGGGAAGATCTCGAAAACGCCTCGATGTTCAATGCTGGTAAACGTGCGAAAGCGGAGGAGGATGCGGAGCGGAAATATCAAGGATTTCTAAAGGCTCGCCAGACTTTTCTCGACCAGATAGCCAACGAGGAACAGGAGCGGGAGAAACAAAGACAATCGCAGCAGGCCGAGGCGGAGCAAAAACAAGCGGAAGCCGATAAAAAGGCTTTGGCGGCGGCGAAGAAAGCGGCGGAACAAGCGAAAAAGCAGAGGATCGCCGACAGGAGGGCGGTCGTTGAGTCGATAAACTTGGAGATAGCCGCCACGGAAGCCGGGACGGATAAGATGCTGCAACTTCGTTTGGATAAGGTCGACGCCCAACGGCAGTTGGAATTGGAGCAGAATCGGCAAAAAACGGAGTCAGAACGGCAAGACGAGGCGGCGATTAATGCCAAGTATGACCGGGAGAAAATCGAGGCTCAGAAGGCGTTTAACGCAGAAGTGGCGAAAATGAATGTCCAGAGATTGCAAGCGGAGCAGCAAGCGATCCAGCTACAAATCGCCATAACCGAGGAAGGGACGGACGAGATGCTACAATTAAGGCTTGATAATATCGAGAAGCAGCGGCAAATCGAGATCGAGCAGAACAGGCAGAAGGCCGAGAGCGTCAGACAGGATGAGGCGGCGATTAACGCCAAATACGATCGAATGGCTTTGCGTGAATCGGCCGAGTTTAATAACAAGTTGGCGCAACGGGATATGGAAGCGGCAAGGGAACTCGCCCAAGCGGAGTTTGATTTGCTGGACAAGAACGAGCGGCAAAAGACTTTGTTCCGGCTGCGACAGGAAAAGTCCCGGTTAGAAGCCGTTTTGAAATTGAACGCGACGGCCACGAATAAAATGACCGAGGACGAGATTACGGCGATAAAAAAGACGATCGAGGGAATTGACAAAGAAGCGTCCCGGCTTGGTTATAAGAATATATTCGAGATTATCGGATTAAGTGTCGATTCCGAGCAGCAAGACGCGCTGCGGACAGCTTTTGATTCGGTCAAGGGCTCGCTCTCGGAGATTGCTGACGCATGGACCGCGGCCGCGGACGCGGCGGTAGCTGCCGCCGATAAACAAGTTGAGGCGGCGCAGAAAGTCTTGGATGCGGAGATCGAGGCGAGGAATCAAGGCTACGCAAACGAGGTGGAGACGGCGCAGAAAGAATTGGCGCTGGCGCAGAAGAACCGGGAAGCGGCTTTGAGGGATCAAGAGCGCGCGCAGCGGGCGCAACTGTTGTTGGATTCGACGACGCAAGCGTCAAGTCTTGTGACGGCCTCCGCTAATCTCTGGAAAGCCTTTTCGGGTGCCGGGCCTTTGGGAATGGCGGCTGCGATCGCGGCGATTGCCGTCATGTGGGGATCATTCGCGGCGGCTAAACTCAAGGCGGCGCAAGTTACCCGTAGCGAGCAATACGGCGAGGGTACGGTTGAGTTGCTTGAGGGCGGAAGCCATGCCAGCGGACACGACATCGACCTTGGCCGGAAAAAGGACGGGACGAGAAGGAGAGCCGAGGGCGGGGAGTTCTTCGCGATCATTAACAAGAGAAATTCGAGAAGATACCGGGACGTGATCCCCGATGTTATCAATTCGCTTAATAATGGCACTTTCGCGGACCGCTATCGTAGGGCAAACGCTTCAATGGCCAGTTATGCCGTCGGGATGATAGGAGGCGGTCAGACGGACGTTTCCGGGCTTGAGCGGGACGTGGCCGCGATACGCAAGCAAGGGGACGAGAGCCGTTTCGTTGACGGGAATGGATATACGGTAATTCGGTATAAGAATGTGACACGCAAGATTAAGTCGTAACATGAATCCAATTTATAAATTCGATTTAACTGTCGGGAGCGTTACGGAAAGGGCGTACCCGGTGTATAGTGATGAGCTGGCGATCCATTTCGAGAAGGAGTCGGGGCAACAGTTTTTCCGCAGGAAACTGTCCGGCGATCTGAAATTCCAATCGAACGACTACGATAGGATTGTGACCGCATCTTTTGATACGAGGTTCGGAGTTAAGATCAGTATATCGTATGATGGCGGCTCGTCATGGTCGGATTATTGGAGCGGCACGTTTTGGAAAACCGATTGCAAGTTCGACGCTGGGTCAAAGACGGTAGTCGTTACGCCAGACGTGAATGACGCTTACGGGAATGTGCTTGCGGGATTGGACAAGGAGTTCGATTTAATCTCGCTCGCCCCGGAAATTGTGTCGGTGCAGATGGACAAACGACCGATGATCCAAGTTTACGTTCCGGGCCAGACTTCTATCGGATGCTTCCTCTCCGGGATGTGGTGGGAACAGGAATGCGAGGCGGTGACGGATAAGGAAAGACTAACCGAGATTGGCGACGGGAAACTTAATTTCGCCTTGAATAAATCGACGAGGGTTTTTGCGGTGTCGGGGTCTGCGATTGTCCCGGAGGTGTTTATGGGCGACACATTTGCCGAGAATGTTCCCGGTATGCACGATTTTACGAATGGTAATTATACGTTCCGTTATAATTATGTCGCGGTTACGGGGGAGTCTTATGTCGAATGGCAGATTTTACAGGGATCGACGGTAATGTGGACTTATCGCTTAAATGGAGCGCCGCCAACAGTGCCGAATGCTGTCACTTTGTCACCTGTCTCTGGCACAGGAGCGTCCGGGGATTTGTCCGTTTCGATATATGACATTGAGGTTTATGCGAGATATGTTGTCGATGTTGAGGCCGTCAATAATGTCGGGACGTATCTAATAGGGGCGGATGACATAGTTCCGAACAATCGTAATTATACACGGGTGGTCGGATATAATTTCCCGAGTACGATAACGCTATCGTCATTATTGACCACGACCCCGACGGAGTGGGGAATTTACCAGCCGGGGAGATACTATCTGCAGCCGGGATGGATGGGCGAATATTTCCCGGTTGCGAGAAATGCTTGGGGAAGGGTGTCGATATGGTTCTCGTTCTTTGTCTTGGATTGGGCTATCGAGGAAACGGCCAGAAAACCGTTCGTGCTTAAAGACGCATATCCGTTGTGGAGTGTGTTGTCGGTTTTGCTTGGCCAGATAGCTCCGGGGGTAACGTTTGGCTCTACGGCTGATTATTCGCAATTTTTATACGGTTCGACGCCGCTTGGAACCGGGGCGCATAATCTTGTAATTACGCCGAAATCGAATGTCATAAATTCCGGCTATGATCAGCCCGCGAGAAAAGCCCCGATAACTTTGGGGAATGTGCTGACGATGCTCCGGGACTGTTTTCGTTGTTATTGGTGGATTGATTCGCAAAACAAGTTGAGGGTCGAACAAATAGATTATTTCCGTAGGGGAGGGACGTATTCGGGTTGGCCTGTTGTGGGGGTGGATTTGACGACCTTGAGAGTTCCCCGAAACGGGAAGGAGTGGTCGTTCGCCCGTCGTCAGTATGAGTTCGACAAGCCGGAAATGGCCGAGAGGTATCAGTTCGGATGGATGGACGACGTAACGCAGCCTTTCGAGGGTTATCCGATTGACATCATTTCGGGATATGTCCAGCAAGGCAATATCGAGCAGATTGACGTGTCGAGGTTTACGTCTGATGTTGATTATATTTTGCTTAATCCGACGGAGATTTCGAAGGACGGTTTCGTGATTTTGTCGACCGGGGATCAAAGTGCGGATATATGGCACGAGACTTTGACGGCAAGTGTGGAGATTCAAGCGTCCGGGGAAACGGATACGAATATCGATATTAGCCAATATAGGGGTCGGCGTATCCGGCTGAAAATAATAGCCCCGGTTAGGATGGCGATTTATGAGGATAATTCGGATCATACGGTTATAAATTTGATCGGCATTCTTGAACCCTCAAGTGCCGAGCAAACGCTTGAATATACGGTTACGGAGAACGGTTCGTATATTAGTGTCTATGTCTGGACGGACGCTACGATAACGGTCACGTCTTTAGCTTATACGGAAAGTGTAGAGGCCATGACGGCGGTGAAATATTGGCAAAAGGATCTCGACCATATCATGCAGAACGGATACCTGTCGTTCGATTATATGCAGAGATATTACGCTTATGATATGCCGGCTTCGAGATACGAGATTAATGGCGTGGAGAAGATCGCCACGGGAGTCCGAAAACTCAAGCGACAATCGCTAAACTTTCCGGCGCTTTACGATCCGGATTTGTTGAAATTAATAAAAACAAATCTTGGGGAGGGCGTGATAACTGATTTATCCGTAAATTTGTGCAGCAGAAACGCAAACGTGACGCTCTATTATGATACCGAATAATAATCTTTCAGTCTTGCCGTGGTACACGTCAATCGACCAGCAGAACGCCCGTAAATGGTGGATTTACGGACGGGAGTACCCGCTTTATACGCAGGCGCTATTTATGCTCCCGTTCCAAATCATAAGGGCGCACAGGAGCGGGACGACGATCTCGTCGTTTAGGATTTATGCCAAGGATGGGACGTTCGTGGGAGATTTTACGACGCAGATTCGGGAAGGGGGATTGACGATTAAACCCTTTGCCAGCCTTGGTTACGACGTGATTGTTTTCGGTGGCCAAAGTGTGATTTTTACCCAATTCCCCAACGGGCAATATTATGCGGTTTTGTCGGATGGCTCGCAAACATGGTATTCGGAAATTTTTACGGTCGTTAATGACATCCAGCCATATTTACGGATAACATGGTGGGACGTTGACGATTTCGTGATGGATGCGGGGACGATTGTTTATAAATATGCTAACGATACGCAGTTCCAAAACATCCTATATTTGCCGACTGATCTTGCAAAGCCGGAATATATTTTCGAGGAAGAGGGCGAGACGAGGGACGGCTATTTTTTCCCGATCAAGCAGATTTCCGAGAAGCGGTATCGGTTCAGTTTCTTCGCCCCCGAATATCTTCTGGACGTGATGCGATTTATACGGATGGCTGATTTCGCTAATATATATTATCACGGCCAGAAGTACCAGCTCGACACGTTTTTGATCAATCCGACATGGGAGGGGAACGGGGACGTTGCCGCTGTCGAGGCGGAATTCGATACGGCCACGGTCGCGAAAAAGATTGGCCGGGGATATATTCAACAGGTTGGGCTTGGGGATTTCAACAATGATTTTAATAACGATTTTGACAACCAATAATTGATTATTATGGCAAATTATGCAACATTAAGAGCGGCCATTTCCGCCACAATAAAGCAAAACAGCAATAACGAAATTACCGGCAATTTATTGCAACAACAAATGTTGGCGATGGTTAATTTGTTGGGTGCGGGGTTTCAATATGGCGGGGTCGCGACACCGGAGTTGAATCCCGGAATTCTCGATATTAACGTATTTTGGTTCGCCACGGGGGGACAATACCCTAATATGGGGGGAGTGTCGGTGGATGATGGCGACATCGCCGTCATCACATGGAACGGAAGTTGGTCGAAAGTCTCAATCGCAGCGGCCTTAAATAGCCGAATTGATGGGATGGGGAAAATTGTGAATTATATCGACGTTCAAACAGGATATACTTACGACGATTCCGTGGGTCGTAAAATTTCCTATTCCGGTCGAAGTTGTACCGAGAAAGTCCCGTTTATATCGTCAAACGTAGTTACCAATTTTTTCTTCCCGCGTGCCTACGGTCACGAGGCGTTATTTTGGAGCGGCGGCACATATTTGGGATATTCGTACAATTCCGTGGAGGTCGTTGAAAATTGGGTCGCTACTGATAGAACGTTACCTATAACACATATCGCGTTTTGTTGGTCAAGCGAGTTGGCTTTCCCGTTTTACTATGCCCCGAAATTATTAACCGAGTGGAACAGGATAGTATTTGCTGAAGATTACGGTTTCTCGAGCGGTAATTCGGGGTCTCAAAACGTGTCGATTTTAAATAATATTCTTTCCGGTGGAAATAAAACAGTCATTATAATGAAGCCGGGGGCGTATGACATTGCGGACACGATTTTAATTGAGAACGACACGGAACTTATATGCGGTAAGGGTGTAATTCTGAGAAAATCCAATAATTTCGTGAATTTCATTAGAAACAAGGGGGCGGAAACACGTCAAGTGAATCAAAATATAGTATTGAGGGGGGTTGGATTGTCGGTGAACGGCAAAACGGCGATGCACACAAAATCATCATCGCTTTATGGGTTAAGGGGGGAATTGGCGTTTTTGGGTGTAAAAAATTTGAACATCGAAGATTATAAGGTGTTAGACTTGGAGGATGCTAACTACGGCATAATGTTGAATGATTGTTCTAATGTCCGGATAACAAATTTTAAAATAAGCGGGAAAAAGGATGCTATTCACATAAGCAAGACACGACAATTTTATATTGCGAACGGCGAGATTTCCACGACGGATGATGCTATTGCGCTAAATGCGTGTGACTGGATTTCGTCTAATTGTGTTTGTGGTTCAATCTCGCAAGGCTTGATTGAAAACGTGACGGATTTGCCTTACGAAAATCAATCCGGTTTTTTCTGTCGTCTTCTTGTGGGTGCGTGGGTTAATTGGAGTATGGGAATGACGATAAAACGGGGCGATACCGTGCTGAATAACGGAAAACTATATAGGGCTATTATTGGAGTTTCAACAGGCGAGGATTTTATTTCGCGGACGGAGCCGACAATCGCGACTTATTCCGGAACGCAACAAGATTCTGGCGGCTTCGAGTGGAAATTGATGGACGAAAGCACGACGTTAAATGTAACGATTCGGAATGTTCAATTCCGAAATATCACGATGATGTCAAACCGGGCGACATTCGTGGAGGAAGTGGACACGAGCGGGGAATGGAACCGTTCACTTTATCCAACTGTCCCGGTCGATAATTATCCTACTATTGAGGTGGAGGCGGAGAATATATCGCTGCAAGATAGCGCGAGGTATTCCGATTCATTCGTCCCAACGCAATATGCCAATTCTTTTATGACGATGACGGCTTTGCGTGGAAGTACAAGGGAGATGCTTCTCTATACGCCGGCAAAACAGGGATTGCGTTCCGTCTTAAATATGACACGATGCGATTTTAGGGATGTATTCGATACTTTTATCGTGAACGCGCAAACGGGAACTATTGTTCGGCTACGGGACAACATTTTCGGCAACGTGAAAAACGTACAAGCCGGGAGCGTGGTGTCTGACGATGATATAATTCTCAGATCCGCTGCAAGTCCCCAACCCGGCGACCACATCATCGACAACGGGCAATATAAAATCTTTAACGGGACGAATTGGGTGGTTATTGCTTAATAATGGCGGTAATTGATATATGGATTCGAATTTTTGGTTAGACGTTTTTAAGGTGGCTGCTGGTATTTTGACCGGTGGCGGCCTTTGGGCTTGGATAAAGGCCCGGGAAGATAAACGCAAAACGCCGTATGATATGTTCCGGGAACTATTGGCCGAACAAAAAAAGTTTTACGAAGAACGGAACGCGGATTACGAACGGGAAAAGTTGGATTCGGCGGAAAAATCGTCGGTCATTATGCAATCGCATTTTTGTAAACACAAATACACGGACCCGAATATTGTTTGCCCGGTTGATGTGGCGAATGATAAGCGTTTGAAAGAACGTTGCAACCGTTGTGGTTACGGTAAAAAAACGGAAGAGAATGAAGGCGGAAACGATTGATGCTATTGTTATCCATTGTTCGGCTACCAGAGCCGGGCAGGACGTGAGAGCCGCCGATATTGACAAATGGCACAAGGAGCGAGGGTTCGCCATGATAGGCTATAACTATGTTATTGATCTGGACGGCACGGTCGAGGTCGGACGACCATTGTCCAGAGACGGGGCGCACTGTAATACGGCAGGGACTTCCGGCAGATCATATAACCGCCATTCGATAGGGATTTGCTATGTCGGGGGGCTGGACAAGAACGGGAAGCCAGCGGACACGAGAACGCCGGAACAAAAGAGGGCGTTGCGGGGTCTCGTTTACAAACTCATGGACGCTTATCCGAATATCGTCGAGGTTATAGGGCATCGTGACGCGAGCCCGGACATGAACAAAGACGGAAGGATCACTCCGAACGAGTGGGTCAAGGTTTGCCCCTGTTTCGATGTTCGGGCGGAGTTCCCGATGTCTATTTGTAAAGCGAAAAAGATATGAAAGAGCGATTGGCGTATTTGGCGATGATCCTTGCGGGATTGGTCGCGATAATCTTTTTGTCCGGCCAGCTTGACAGGACAAGACAGGAGCGGGACAGGTTTCGCAATAATACCGACGCTTTGCTGGAGGATGTCGAGCGTTACCGGGTTCTGGATTCGCTTTCGGGAGCGAGGGTCGAATCGCTGGAGTTGACCGTAAAGGAGTTCGAGCGTTACAGGGCCGAGGATGCCAGATTAATAAAGGCGCTGAAGGCCAAAAATCGGGACTTGGCGGCGATCGCCAGCACGCAGACGCAGACTAATATAGCCTTACAGACAATCGCACGGGACACGGTCGTTATACGGGATTCCGTGGAGGTCAAGGCGAAGGCGGTATGTTGCGGCGATCCTTGGTACGATTTCCGGGGTATGTTGGCCGGGGAAGAGTTCACGGGAGAGCTGGTCTGCCGTGATTCCTTGCTGGTGGCCGAGACTGTCAAGCGGGGGCGTTTCCTTGGATTCCTTTGGAAGACCAAGCGGATAAAAGATAGGCGGCTCGATGTCGTGAGCCGTAACCCGCACACGGAGATAAGGAGCGTCGAGCATATAGTTATCGAGAAATAATTATCTTTGTACCGTTAATACTCATATTATTCTGTTTATGTTTTCTCCCCGGCTGCGAAGTCCGGGAGTTTTTTTGTCCAGAGCCACGGCTTCGCCATTTTCCGGCGTTTTAACGGCATTTTAGCGCCATGGTGGGGCAACTTATCATCTTCGGAACAAAACGGCTTTATACGGCAGAAAAGGAAAAATTAACTTTTTTTTGAAAAAAATCGGCAAAATAAACGACTTTTTTTTGGAAATATAAAAATAATAACTACCTTTGTATTCGGAAGGCAGTTCCAAACCGACCAGACGGGTTTCTGGAAAACAGTAATAACAAAAGTTATGGCAACGCTCAAATACACTACGAAGCAAATCAATCGGGACTACAAGATCAAGGTCTCCGGCCTTTACAATGGCGAGAAGGTTAACACGCTGGTCGGGGTTGCTGGTCTGGTTCGCATGGTTGGCGACATTGAGTTGACGAACAGGCTTCTCGACAGGGCTTTCGCTTGCATGGATGACAAGTGTGTCTGCAAACTCCGCAGGGGTATCAAGATAAGTTTTTATGTTGCTTAAAAACCATTGCGATTATGAATAGGGCAAAATTTCAGTTATTAGCAACGGCCGCAATGATGATGGCGGCGGCAAGCGACAAACAGTTATTCGATACAGGGCCGTCTAAAGTTTACGTCAAACCCATATCCAAAACGGATTTGCCGTGTTGGGAGGTAAACGGGGAATATATCCACGCGAAGGATGAAAAGACGGCTATGAAATACGCAAAAAAACGCGGTTTGTGGCGACCCGGAACGATTGTTAAACCAATTAAATAATACTATTATGGCATATCAGTTTGCACGAATAACGTGGCGTGGCTTTTATTATGGTCACAGGATCGAGAAAGTCGAGAACCCGATTCAAGAGGTTTTCGTGGTGGACGGAGACATGAGCACGGCCTATTGGTCGATGGCAGATGCCCGGAGGTCGATAAAAGGGGACGAGTTAAAATATTGTCCGGTTGATGTAAGACATTGGTTCAAATAAAGTATAATATCATGGCGCAAAAGTTTTACGAAATAGGGTATATGATTCAAGCGTCTCCGGCGGAATATGATTTCGAGACGGTTGAATGGGAATGCGATTACGAAAGGGTCGAGGATGCCAGAAAACGGGCGAGGGAGCTTTCGAAAAAATGTCCGTTCAAATATAATAATAATCGGGGCGATATTGTGGCGATTCAAATTACCTGTCATGCGGAAATAGAAGACGTAACGACATATTGGATATATTGGACGGAAACGTATAAAAATGGTAAAATGATAAGAAGGACAAACTATTAAGTATTAAAAAATCATAGGATATGACGCAAGCGGAATTAGAGAGAAAAATAGCGGCTATTGAACACGATGCGCGATTGCTAAAAGCGCGGGTTTATAAGGAATATGCGATTTCAAACGCCAAATATAAAATAGGCGACATATTGGGCGATTATTCTGGTTTTATTCGGGTTGAAAGAATTGGGTATTCAATGTTTCGGGAGAATGTTTCTATATATTATTCGGGGACGGTATTAACTAAGAAATTAGAACCCCGAAAAGATGGTACAAAACGAAAAATATTTCAATCAATGGTTAAACTTGTTAAATAGTGGTAATTATGGAATTTTCAGTATTAATTATCGCAGCGGTTGTGGCGCTTCTGGTAAATAGGGGCTATGGCGACGAGATCCGTTAAGAAGTCAAGGGCGGAGCGGTATCGGGAGATACTTGTTAGCCGGGGGTTGCGTCTGGAAGATTGCTCGGTATTGGCGTTCAGTTCCGGGCGCAGTCCCGAACTTTTGCATTATTGCGTGATGCTGGACAAGCGGGCGCTTTGCTATCTCTTCGACGGGGCTGGAAAGCAGGTGTACGTCGTGACATCGAAAGCGCCGAGGGATATTAAAGTGATCGAGGAGATAGCCGCCGAGTGTGGCTGGATCAAGAGTGCGCCGGATATGAGATAAAAAAGCAGCGCCTCCCCACAATTAGGAGGCGCTGCGTCCTGTTACCATGAAGGCGATACGATGTGGCAAAAAGACATCGGCAAATATAAGGCTTTTCGGGATAATTCCCGCAAGGTCTTATTTTTTCTTTGTTTGCGACGGCTTTTCCCGGTAGCCGGAGGCGTAGATCGCACGGCCTTGGGCTTCCGCTTGCGCTTTTGTCGGGTAGGTTTTTCCGGTTTTTCCCCAGCGGTAGCCGCCGGGAACTTTCTGGACGGGCATGGCGATAAAATTTAGTTGATTACAGGACAAAAATACGGGGAAAAGTGGGATTTTCACAATTTTTCGTAAAAATTAATAAAAAATGTTTGGTATTTATAAAATTATAGCTATATTTGTTCTCGGAAGGAGTTGATACTTCCGACTGACACGGCAGATTCCGTGAACTTTTAACAGTTTTAGAGTTATGGAAAATAAGGTTTATCAGATGGTCACGGACAGGATTATCGAGCAGATGCAGAACGGCATAATCCCTTGGCACAAGCCGTGGCACATGGCCGGAAACGCCGAGGAAATGGCTATCAATTACGTCACCCGCCGCCCTTATTCCCTCGTTAATCAGTGGCTTTTATTGGAGCCGGGCGAGTATCTTACTTTCAAGCAGGTCACGGCACTTGGCGGCAAGGTCAAGAAGGGCTCGAAATCAAGGTTTGTCGTTTTCTTTACGAAGGTGGCCTATACTGTCAAGAATGAGAGTACGGGAGAGGACGAGGAAAGGTCGTATCCGTTGCTTCGCTATTACAACGTGTTCCGTCTGGCTGACTGCGAAGGCATCCAGAGCAAGATCGAGAAGCCGGAGGCGGGTGCGGTTGTCGAGCTGCCTTTGTGCGATGAGGCGGACGCGGCAATAAATGACTACGTTTTCAGTCAGCCGACGCTATCCTTCCAGAATGACAAGCCGAGCGACAGGGCATATTATAGTCCGGCGGATGATAAGGTCGTCGTCCCTATGAGATCACAGTTCGACGAGATGGCCGAATATTATTCGACCGCCTTTCATGAGTTGACGCACTCGACTTTGACGGAATCCAGATGTAACCGCAAGCAGGACGGTGCGGGTGCTTCCTTCTTTGGCTCGAAAGCGTATAGCCGTGAGGAGTTGGTCGCCGAGATGGGCGCCGCAATGCTTTGCTCGAATTTCGGGATCGATTGCGAGAAGGCTTTCAAGAACTCGGTCGCATACCTGCAATCGTGGGTGCGGGAATTGAAAAACGACGCGAAAGCGATAGTCGTGGCCGCGGGAAAGGCCGAGAAGGCCGTGCGCTATATTTTGGGAGAGCGTGAAAAATAGTTATATTTGCGGTGTCTTGACGTTAGTCAATGTATCTTCATAAGTTTAGATTAAACAATTAAGGTGAGGAACGGGTGACGCAGGGATGCGGGGCCCGTTTTTTTTGTATATTTGTGGCGTACATTAGTTATTGTTTTAGTCATTTAGGAGAACCGCCCGCCCTGTCGTGAGATACGGCGGGTTTTTGTATGGTATGCCCCAGAAGGTCAAAATAAAGCCCGTAGCGGGCTTTTCTTTTCAAAGATGATAAATTACCTATCTGGAAGACAAAACGGCCTTAAACGGCGTTTTTTGGAAAAATAACAAGGGTTAAATAGTTATCCGGGATTTTACGAAAGATCATGCGCCGACCAAAGATATATTATTAATAGCTCGAAAAGAAATTCATAAAAATTATAAAGTTTTTTTTGGTAATTAGAATTTTTATTGTACCTTTGTAATCGAAAGGGGGAGCAACCCCAACTGACCCGGCGGGTTCCGGGGAATGATTAAAAGACAAAAAAATGACTATCACTTGCAAAAACTCTGACAAATCAGTTCGGTTTCATGAGAACGCAGACGGTTTTGGTGGCATCCTTGCGATAGCGCAGCAGGACGGCGAATTTTGGTTCACGGTGGGCTGGTATAAGACGGAGAAAGGCGCTATCCGTTCGGCGAAAAAGCAGCTGGCGAATTTGGGTTATGAACTTAATGCTTAAAAGATATGCGATTCAAGATTGATGATAATTTACGGGTCGTGGCCGGAGGGAAGGCCACGCCCGTTGATCTGGAGACATTCGCCAAGGAATTGTGCGGCAGGCTGGTCGAGGCCGGGATGATTGAGGACACGTCCGATAATTGGGGCGTTTCGCTTCTGGAAGCCACCGGGCCGATATATGTTGCGGACGTGTGTAAGGTCTTGTGCGGGTATCTGGAGCGGGAGACAATCTCGGCGGACATCTGGAAAGCCTTTTGCGGTCTGACGATCATGGGAGACGGGCGCTGCCCGCATTGTGGCGGCGAGCTGGTCTATGATGGGGACGAGGGGCATGAGTTGAGGGACGGAGATTACTTCACGCCGAACACATGGATAAAAGATTTCGAGGTATATACTTGTCGCCAATGTGGCGAAACTGTAAAAATTAAAGCGTAAAATTATGATGAGAATCGATGCGGCCATCGCCCGGGCCAAGGAGAGCGGGCGGACAGTGAAAAAGAAAGAGATCGCGGCGAGGCTTTGGCCAAACTCCACGGAGGTCGCCCAGCAAGTCAACATGACACGTTTGTGCAGCGGCAAGACGCCAAGGATTGGCGCGGATTGGCCGAACATAATTTGCGAAATGACGGGCGTGTCGGCCGACTTCTTGTTCGGTTTAACAAACGATTAAAGGCATGGAAACTTCGATATTTTGGGCGATCGTTTGGGGGCTGGTGTTTGTCCTCTCGCTCGTGGCGATCTGGTGGAATCCATGCCACGTTTTCACGGCTATTATAGCTGGCGGTTTCATGGTGGCGTTCATTGTGGATTTCGTGCAGTACAAACGGAGAAAATAATCCTTTAAAAAAGTGATACGATGAGAAAAGACGAAAACAATTACCCAGAGCTGGCAGAGTTGACCAGACCGGAAGAGACGGAGAAAACGGAGATTTATCCGGGAATGACTGTCGAGGAAATTAACGCGGTGTTTTTCGATACCGACGCGTTAAGAGAACCGCCGTACAGGGTTTACAGGCTGGACGGGGACGGACATCGCTATTATTACCGATTCGGGGAGGATGGCGAGCCGGTCTTTTACCCTTCCGTTACGACGATGTTAAAGCAGGTTATGCCGACCTCGCCTTTCCTAATCGAGTGGATGCTGGCCAACGGGAAGGAGGGAGCGACCGAGAAGCGGGATCTCGCCGCCTTTTACGGGACGTTTATGCACATTCAGTTCGAGCGTCTGATCGTTAACAGGAAGTACGACTTCGATAAGGTTCCGGGCGAGCTGTTGGCGTATATGGAGCGGGAGAATTTGCCGGAGAAATTTTACGCCGATTCTTTGTCCAAGATACGGAAAGATGTTTTGGCCTTCGCCCAATTCGTGAGGGATTACAATGTCAAGCCGCTCGCCATCGAGATCGGGCTTGTTAGTCCGACATACCATTTCGCCGGGTGCGTGGATATGCCTTGCGTCATGACCGACCCGAAGACCGGGAAAAGTTACACGGCCATTGTGGATTTCAAGAGCGGGCGCAAGGGTTTTTACGAGGAACACGAATTGCAGTTGCATTTATATCGGATGATGTGGGACGAGAATTTCCCGGACGTGAGGATCGACCGTCTTTATAACTTCTCGCCGAAGGATTGGAGGACGAAGCCGACTTATAATCTGAAAGACCAGACCGAGAGCGTCAACGCCGCGAAGTTGCCGCACCTGTTGGCGCTCGCTGCCATTGAGGACGAGAAGCGTGACAACACGTTTACGGTCGTGCGTGGTGTTCTGGACTTGGACAAGGGCAAGATTACGGATAATTTCCTTACGTTGTCGCTGGCTGACTTGATCAAGACCAAGAGCGAGCCGAAAGACCAGCCGGAAGTCGCCGCCATTGTGCCGGAATCCCCGGAGAATCCCGGAAACGGCCAAAATAAGCCCGTAGAGAGCAAAACAGAGGTTAAGACAAGCAAACCCACATCCGCAAAGGGAAACGCCCGGAAAACGGCGAAAACGGGGGAAATAAGCGACGACAAGCTGCCGTGGGAGAATGAGCCGCACGGGGCGACCGCCGATTTTATCCCGCCGCGGCCGGACGTGAAGGAAAATTTGTTGAACGACGAAATTGAGTTATAGCATGGGCGGAAGAATTTACAGGCCGGAAGCGTCAGGGGTGGCGCTTCTGGAGTTGCCGGAGGTCGGCAGGTTGCACGTCGGCATGAAGTCCGACAAAGGTTATCCGATGTCGATTGATTGGTTCCGGGCCACGGGCAAATATTCGGCCTTGTTTGTCAAGGCTCTCGGCGAGAAGCCTTCCACAATCCAAGTCGTTTTCCCGTCTGATGATGCCGGGAAGGTCTGCAACGAGAGGTACGAGTATCGAGATGACAAAGGGGCTTTGGTGGCGAGGGGAGACGGGCAGGTTTTCGAGATATGGGATGGCAGGAGATACGCTCCGTATTCCGTCGAGCAATACCCGGACATCGTTAGCCAGATCACGGCGAAGAATCCCACGAAAAGGGGCGAGGAAAATTGGGACGTGGTGTTGACCTTGCGCTTCGTGGTTCCGGCGGTGCGTGGCGTTGTCGGGGTGTGGCAATTCAGCACGAAAGGCAAGGCGTCGAGCGTGCGTAATATCCGGGAATCCTTTGACGCTGTGCAGAGGATGCGGGGGACGGTGACGGGGACAGTTTTCGACCTGTCCGTGCAGTTCGCCAAGTCGAACAAGCCGGGCGTAAATTCCAGATACCCGGTCGTCTCTTTGGTAGCCAACGACAACAGGATCGATGAGATACGGGAAGCGATGTCGCAAAGGAAAAATCTATCTTTATTATTGGACGATGGAAAGAATTGAATTATACAACGACCATTTTCAAAACTTCAAGGTTTACGGAATCCCGCACGCCCAATTAATTATAGCCGACCCGCCGTATAATCTTGGGAAAAATGCCTATGCGTCGAATCCTGTCTGGTATAAGGATGGCGACAACAAGAACGGCGAGAGCGAGTTGGCCGGGAAGGAGTTTTTCGATACCGACAAGGATTTTCGACCAGCCGAATTCATGCATTTCTGCTCGCAGATGTTAGTAAAGGAGCCGAAGACGGGATTGACGGATGCGGATATAGACGAATATGGTGTCCAGAAGGAAGAAAAGGTCGGCCAGAAAAAAAATCACAGGCTCCGTGCATGGTGCTTTTCTGCGCTTTCGAACAGTTGCATTATTATATCGAGCTGGGCGCTCGTTATGGTCTTAAAAATTATATCCCGCTGGTTTTCCGCAAGAATTTCTCGGCGCAGGTGTTAAAGGCTAACATGAAGATAGTCGGAAATGTAGAATACGGTCTGGTTTTGTACCGGGACAAATTGCCGAAATTCAACAATGAGGGGCGTATGATTTTCAACTGTTTCGATTGGCCGAGGGACACGAAAACCCCGAAGATACATCCGACGCAGAAGCCCGTTCCGTTATTGGAGCGGCTTATCGAGATTTTTACCGACCCGAATGATGTCATCATAGACCCGTGTGCGGGGAGTGGGACGACGTTGCTTGCTGCGGCTAATTGTGGACGGAGGGCGTATGGGTTTGAGATCAAAAAGGATTTTTTTCGGGATGCGCAAAAACTCATAAAGGAATGCGTTACGCCTAAATTGTTTTGATTATGTTGCAATCGGGGGAAAAATAGTTATATTTGCACCAAGCGTTGACCACTACCAACGGACGGAAACTTACTGCGAATTTTTAGCAGTTCCCCTGTATTGGTGTGTAGTGGCCCGATACAGGGGATTTTTTTTGAAGATGGAAGCGAGAAAATTTGATATACGGAATTATATTCATGTGCCCGGATTCGCTATTGTCGAGCTGGGATTATCCGGGAATGAGTTGCTTTGTTTTTCATTGATCTATGGCTTTTCGCAAGACGGGGAAACGGAATTTGTAGGCTCGTTGAATTACATATCTTCGGCTTTGAATGTCACAAGACAAAACGCAAAAAAAATCATTGACAGGCTTATTGAACGGGGGCTGGTCGAGAAGCGGGAAATATTTTTCCAAGGCGTTAAATTTTGCCGCTATGTCGCAAAAAGCAACGGTGTTGCTGAATCAGCAACGGGGTGTTATCGAAATAGCAACGGGGGTGTTGCTGAATCAGCAACGGATGATAATATAGAAAATATATCTAAAGATAAGAATAATATACCCGCCGATGGCGGTTTGTTTGAGTCCGAGCCGGACTTCCAGCCTGTAACGGTCACAAGGCCAAGAAGGACATCCGAGCCGTTGTGTCTCTTTGAAAATTCCAAGTTCGCCAATTATGAGGCGTTCGCAGCGGAGTTCAAAGCCCCGGAGTTCGAGGGTGTTGATCTGGTGTATTATTTCCACGCCGTCGGGGATTGGTCGGCGCAGAAGGGTAAAAAGATGCGGGATTGGATAGCCACGGCTCGGAACTTTATTCGGGGAGATATGGAGCGGGGCAAGTTGCACCGGGTCGATGGTGGTTCGGGATTGTCCCCGGACGCTATCAAGTATTTGCAAGATATGGCCGATTAAGTTATGGAAGCGTTAACCGTCAAAAAATCTCCCGTCCAGATAAGGCGGGAAATGGTCAAAAGCCCCGGCGTTCTTGGGGTGCTGGAGCCGATAGAGCGTGCCGTGTTTTTGGCATCCACGGCGAAGACTGTGGCGGAGTATTCTGACCGTGATCTGGCCGGGGAGTTGTCAAACGCTTTGCGGTGGATAGCCAAGGATGTCGGCTATAAGTCAGACAATGAGAGCGACCGTCAATATCTCGTTATCCGGGTGTCGGAGATACTGAAACGGTATTACGGACAGTTATCCTTGAAAGATTTCCGCATGGCGTTCGAGATGTGCGTGACGGGCGAGCTGGACGAGTTCCTTCCGAAAGGCAGGGACGGCCAGCCGGATAGGGGGCATTATCAGCAATTCAACGCCGAGTATGTGTGCAAGGTGTTGAACGCCTACAAGTCCCGTCGTGGGTGGGTGCTGAAAAAGGCGTACGAGGCCGTCCCCAAAAAACAGGTCGAGCCGGATAAGGACATGAGTGAGACGAGGCGGGGATTGGTCAAGGCTTACGAGGATTACAGGGTTACGGGGGAGTTCCCGAAATTGTCCCCGATTGCGGAAATGTTGTATTATGACATTCTGGTTGAGGTCGGGCTTGCCCCGGCGCTTGAGGTCACGGACGGGGACTGCGAGAACGTCTTGAAGCGGGCGGTTGCGTGGCATCTTGCCAACGGCAATTTCGGGGCTGCGAAAAGGATGAGAGAATTGGGAACGAGGGATGAGGACGTAAGGTTCGACGCTTATGTTACAAAGCGTAGAAAGGCTTTGCGGGAGGCGTTCGCCGGAATGGCAGCGAATAATGTTGATTTAACGGAGTATATTGATGGAAATTAAGGGGAAGGCGCATTGTTTTTTCGAGCAATCTGGGACGTTCAAGAATGAATTTATTAAACTTGGAATCCCGGCGGCCGATTATGACATACAAAACAATTTCGGCGAAACGGACAATGTTATTGATTTGTTCGCCGAAATAGAAAACGCATACGGGGGGGGTATTTCTATATTCGACAAAATAACAAAAGACGATTTAATATTGGCGTTTTTTCCTTGCATTTATTTCGATTGTATGTCGCAAATGTTGATGGGTTGGCACAATTACAATTCGCGCAAATTAACGACGAAAGAAAAGGCCGATTCCATATTGGAACGTTCAAAAAATCGGGAAAGATTTTGGCGGATTGCGGTAATGATGTTTGCGGTTTGCGATATGCGGGGTTTGCGGATAATTATGGAAAACCCGTTTAGTATGCAAACATTTTTACGTGGTAATTTTATATTCCAACCGACGATAATTGACAATGACCGAACGTTGCGCGGGGACATATACAAGAAACCAACCGGATATTGGTTTTTGAATTGCGAACCAACGTATAACGTAACGATGGAAAAGTTGCATAAAGGAAAACGAATTATTGATGAACGCGGGGTTAAGGGCGGCGGAATTTGTAGTGAAACGCGTTCAATGATAACAAAAGAATATGCCCGTAATTTTATATGCGATTTTATCTTGGGAAAAGTACAGGTTGGAACACAATTAACAATTTTTGAATAATGGAAAACAAGATTAAAATAGATTGCGTTATTGGAGTTGATCCCGGTGCGGCTGGAGGGCTGGCCGTCTTTGTTCCGGGGCAGAAGGCGAAGGCCGTGAAGATGCCGAAAGACGTGACCGAGCTAAAGGAGTTTTTCGGGTATTATGCCGAGAATTACAAGCCTGTCGTCTTTCTGGAGAAATTGTCGGTAAGGCCGGATGACGTGGCCGTGGACGGGGGGAAGGCGGCGCTCGGCAAGTTGTACCGCATCCAGAAGATGATGGCGAACTACGAGCATTTGAAGGCGATTATCGAGGCGGTTGGCATCCCT